GTAATGGAGAACATCGAACACGTTGATGATGCTGCATACGTTTTAAGAATGAAAGTGCTAAACAATATCGAGTTTTTAGTCGATGTTTTAATGGAAGAATATGAAAATGGAAGATAAAATATTAAAGATTAGAGAACATTTTTACTCTACTAACATGAGTAAAATGGATTTTCATAAACAATTCTTTGAAATGTATGGATATCAAAATTCTGAATCTTTAAGAAAGTTTATGATTAAAAAGAATATTACTTCAAAAGATAGGTCATTACAAGAAATAAATAAAATCATTCCCCCAGTAGTCGCAAACTATAATCTTGAAACACTTGATAATTTTGGCATCGAAGAAAGCATTGGCAAGGAATATGTGTCAGCTAAACTGCCTCCGCATTTAAAAAAGATTGGAATACTATCTGATATACATTTTCCATATCACGATTTACAAGCATTGACTTGCGCTATCAAGCATTTAAAGGAGCAAGATATTGATTGCTTGTATCTTAATGGCGACATCCAAGACTTTTATTCTATTTCCAGGCACGAAAAGGAAAAGGATATGCGAGATTTTAAAAGGGAGGTCGATATGAATCGGGATTTCTTGCAGAAGCTTAGGGACATATTTAGAACAATTCCAATTTATTATAAACTTGGCAACCACGAGAATCGATTCGCCAGGTCATTACAATTACAAGCGGAGGAGTTTGCTCAGTTGCACGACTTACAATTCGATGTATTTTTTAGGTTGGATAAGTTAGGCATTACAATGATTGAGGATTGGCAAGGTATGGAGATGGGCGATTTGCTTGTATTACACGGCCATGAATTGTATGGTGGCGGCGGAGTAAATCCAAGTCAGAATCTATTCAACAAAACTATTTGCAATACTTTGATAGGTCACGTTCATAGAACTTCGACAACTCAAAAGAAAACTGGCTTTAAAGAATTTATAAATACGTATTCAACTGGGTGCTTAACTCTTCTTAGTCCAAAGTATATGCCGTTTAGTATGCACAATCACGGGATGGCTATTGTTGAAATAGAGAACGGAAAATCAAAAGTTAAAAATATTCATATTAAAGAGGGAAAAATTTTGTAGGTTTGTGGTTTCATAGTTAAATAGGTTTAAGTAAATAGAATCCTCATTGGTCATATCGGTGGGGATTTTTGTTTTATATGATTTTTGAATAAATAATTTTATATAAAGTTTTTTTATTTAATAATTATATTTATATTTGGCACAAGATAGCAACGATGCTATTTCTTAAACCTTATCAAAATGAAAAAAATTATCGATTACATCAAAGACTTTTACCAAACTGACCGAGAAGGTTTACTTGGTAGCATTGCAATCGCAATATTTGGATATCTTTTATTTTGGCACATCGTACCAATAATCTCAGGACTATGAAAAAGTATACAGCAAAATTCAAAGATGAAGCTGGGTTCTATACTTGCACCTGGTTTTTTGACGAACTGGAAGACTTTTGGGCAGCAGTTTGCAGAGAGGAACGAGTTTACAAATCAAAATTTCAAAATTTAATCTTAGACTAAAAATGGAAAACAAATTAGCAGAAATTCAAGCAAAGGTAAAAGCACCTAAAGGTCAATTCAATTCATTCGGCAAATACAACTACCGAAGTGCTGAGGACATCCTTGAAGCGGTCAAGCAAGTGGTTAATCCAATGGGTTATTCTATTACGATTTCCGACACGATAATTAACGTAGGCGATAGATATTACATTAAAGCTACTGCGACTCTCTCAAACGGCAAGGAAACGTATACAACGGATGGATATGCAAGAGAAGAAGAAAGCAAGAAAGGAATGGATGGAAGCCAGGTCACTGGGGCGAGCAGCTCATATGCTCGAAAATATTCATTATGTGGATTATTTGCTATGGATGATACAAAAGATTCCGATGCGACAAATACTCACGGTAAAGAGGAGGCTAAAAATTTACAAATGTGGAAACAAGAAATTGACAAATGTAAATCGGTAGAAGATTTAAATAGCTATTATGCTAACTCCCAGCAATCAATTAATGGCAATAAAGATATATTAGCATTATTTTCAACTAAAAAATTAAGTTTCACAATTAACCAATAATCAAATGAGCAAGTTAGTAAGCATTTCAATTAACGTAGATTTGTTAGACAAGTCTAAATTGTACAAGGGTAAGAAAGGGACTTATCTTAACATTAGCGGATTCTTAAAAGAGGATGCTGATAATTATGGAAACTTTGGTTTCGTAACGCAAGATGGAGTTAAGACTCCCGAAAGTAACGCTCCAATCTTGGGCAACTTTAAGATTAAAGGAACGGAAGGGTTTAGCGCTCAATATTCAAAGCCAGCGCCCGTTTTTGATATTCCCAGCGCTACATTAGTTGAAAACGATTTACCTTTTTAATTATGGAAGATTGGGAAGTAAACTATCAGAAAGGCTATGAGATAGCATTTATGCAAGTTCATTTACGTTCATTATTACAAGCATCTGAAAATACATTAAAATTTGAAATGGATATAACAAAACAATGTTTTGAGAATGCAGTAAAACAAGGAAGTTTTTCACAAGAATTTATAGACAAATTTAACAATGGAAGAGATACAATTTAATCCACAACAATTTGAGATTGGTTTGTTTGGACACAATCCGATTCAAGACATGAGCAAGGCTCAGATTAATCATTTAGTTCATTTGATTAACGAAGGAGTCAAAGAAGGTGGCAAGGACATAAAGTCTTTGCTTGCAATCGCATCGAAGTATCAGTTATTATTTTCTGAACTTGAGAAGACATTAAAGGAGCAAGCAGTTGACGAACTTTTAAAATACGACAAAGGTCGATTCGAAATTCATAGTGTAGAGATGCAAGTGGCTGAGGTTGGAACTAAGTACGACTTTAGTGCAACTGGCGCATGGGTAAATTTACAAGACCAAATCGATGAATTAAAAGAGAAGCAAAAGGAAGTCGAGAAGTTTTGTAAGTCAATAAAGAATAAAACTATTACGGTTGATGAAGAAACGGGCGAATCGTTTGAGTTTTTTCCTCCAGCTAAATCAAGTACAACATCAATCAAAAAAACAATACTATGATTAAGATAAAGAAAAGCAATATACATCAGGCAGTTGCCGATAGCTTAAACAAGAAAGGTATCTTGCCTTTCTCCGCAAGAGAATGGAACGTTTTGAACGTTCAACAAGTGGTGTACTGGAATACCAGGAATAGAGAAAGTGGATATGTTAAATATCCCGAAGTCATGAGAGAAGTTCAAATCATAGCTAAACAAATGCAAGATGAAAAATCAGGGAAAATCGAATAACTCAACTAAAACGGCAGAGTTTCTCACGATGGTAGGCATCGCTGGAATAATTGCCGTATGGATATTTTATTTAATTGTAGACCTACTAAGATGAAAGAACTAACCTTTAACCAATGGCAAGACCATTTAAGCAAGCAATTGCAAAAGGATTATAAAAAATTATATCAAACCTCAAAATTTAAACCAAATGAAAACAAGTTTCAAAAAGTATCACGAAGAGAATCCACAGGTGTACATAGAGTTTAAGCGCTTGGCATATCAACTAATCAATCGAGGATATGTAAGGCTTGGCGCAAAACAAATCTTCGAAGTTATCCGATGGCATACAATGGTCGAAGGTAATGATAGGTACAAAGTCAATAACAACTTCACTTCGGACTATGCCAGGCTATTTGAATCAGACCATCCGATTTATGCTGGATATTTTCTTAAAAGACTTTGTAAATCGGTTTAGTTTTTTTATATTTGTAAACAATCGCCTCACTACATTATAGCGATTAAAAGACTTAAATGCCTTGTATTGAAATTGGAAGTAGTGAGCCAATGGATTTATGAGGCATTTTTATTTTATAAAATTCCAAATGGAAAAAGAAGCATTTTATTTCCCTCATTTTTGTAATGCAAGACATGATAGGAAAATCCGTAGGCTAAGGAAAGAACTTGGCACGGAAGGGTATGGCATTTATTTTATGCTATTAGAAACCTTAAGAGAACAACAAGATTTAATGTATCCTTTAGAGGATTTGGACTTGTTAGCTGAAGAGTTTAACGTATCAGAAGCAAAGGTCAGAGTTGCGATTTGTAACTATGGTTTATTTGAGATTGATGAAGAACAAAAGTTCTTTAGTCCTAAGATGTTAGTTTATTTAGAACCATATTTTAAGATGAAAGAACAACGGAAAATTGCTGGACAAAAGAGTGCAGACAAGAGAAGAGGTATAGAAATTTCAACGACCGTTCAACAACCGTTCAACGACCGTTCAACAAAGGAAAGTAAAGGAAAGGAAAGTAAAGAAAAAGAAAGTAAAGTAAATGAAATAAAAGAAGAGTATAGTTTGGTCGAAATGCTTTCTCCTTATATTGCTGATTTAGGAATTGAATACACTAATTTTTACTCTTATTGGTCAGAGAAAAATAACAAAGGGAAAGAACGATGGCAAGTAGAAAAGTTTTTTGATATTAGCAGACGAATAAATACCTGGTTAACTAACGCAAACAAATTTAGCAACAATGGAAATACAACTGAGAAACTTGGAACAAGTGCCGCAAGAATGGAAGCACTTAGGAAGTGGTAATGCAATAGCAATAAGACAAGCACAAAGCGCCATTACTTTGCGTGTAAGGAACGAAGAAGACATTAAGCAAGCATTACGCTATTCGATGCTTTTGGTTGGCTTACGAGGGAGCAATCTACCTACCGAAGAAGAAAAGTTTGTATTAACCAATTTTGTTAAGTCTAATTTTGGAAATAATACTTGCGAAGAAATTAAATTAGCCTTTGAAATGGCAGTTGCTGGGAAGTTAAATATAGATTCTAAATGCTATGAGAATTTCTCATGCGAATACTTTGGAAGAATAATGAGTGCTTACCTGGAGTATGCAAGACAAGAGATTAAAAACCTACCTAAACCAGTTGAGCAAATGAAAGAAAAGCCAAGTGACCAAGAATTAAAGAAACAAGCAATTGACACGGCTAACGAGTATGCCAATCAGATTAGATTCTGCGAAAAGAACGATAAGAAATTTACATTTATCGCTGGAGGTCTTTCAATTTTATTTGATTACTTGGAGCAGTTTAAGATTCCGACCATATCAAAGGAAGAACGAATAGAACTTTGGAACAAGTATTCTAATATTCACGATGTTGAAGAACGGAAAATGCACTGCAAAACTCAAGGGTATATTAAATTTATCAATTCTTTAGTTACATTTGATTGTTATATCGATAACGATGGAAGTATTAAACCAAACGAAAAATGACAATTCCTGAGAGATATCATGTTTTGTCAATTGAAAGCGATATGACATACGATTGGTTATTAAATAAACATTATGCCAAACGTATTCCAAGTATATCTTATGCCTTTGGTTTATACGAAGATGTTAGATTGGTAGGAATAATGACAATAGGTAAGCCAGCGAGTCCAAGTTTATGCGATGGTATTTGTGGAAAAGAAAATAGCCAGTACGTTTATGAGTTAAATCGGCTTTGCGTAAACGATGGTTTAGAAAAAAATACTTTGAGTTTCTTTGTATCGCAATGTTTAAAAATGATTAAAGAAAATATGATTCTTGTAAGCTATGCAGATACATCAATGAATCATAACGGTTATATTTATCAAGCAACTAATTGGGTTTATACTGGAGCTTCTAAAGAAAGGACTGATATTGGTTTTGAAGATGGAACTCATTCACGACATTACGATAAAAATATAGATTATTCGATTAGAAAATTTAGAAGTTCAAAACATCGTTATATTTTTTTTATAGGTAAATTTAAAAAACAATTTATAAAGAGTTTAAATTACAAGATTGAATCTTATCCGAAAGGAGAAAACAAAAAGTACGATTCAAGTTATCAACCAAAAGTTCAACTTAACTTATTTTAAAATGAAAAGAAAACTAATTTATGGAACTGCGCTTGCATTGATTTGCTACGCTTATTATTATGCGCTGAAAAATAATCGGACAATAGAAAAAAAATCAGTCATTGCAAAAGACTGGGGAATAGTAACTCAAGAGGATATTTATAGTGATACGATTGATTTAAGATTATACACAAGTCACGGAAGATTAAAGTATAACGTTAAAGATAATTGACAAAAAGCATACAATTTGTAAAATATGTATAATGTTATTTATATGCAATATGGTATAAATAATTAACATATTGAATTTTTATATGAGATAAGGTATAATGAGAAACGAACACGAACATAAGCTCCAGGTTGCAATTTGTAAATGGTTAGAATGGACACAAGACTTTTACTATTATGCTATTCCAAACGGAGGCGCAAGGCATAGGCTTGTAGCTATAAAATTAAAGATGGAAGGGGCAAAGGCTGGAATGGCTGATATGTTTTGGATGGTTTCAAATAAAAAGTGGAAAGGGTTATTTGTTGAAGTTAAGATTGACAAGGGAACTCAGCAACCAAACCAAAAAGCATTTGAGCAGATAGCTATTAATCACGGGTATTATTATGCAGTTGTTAGGTCGATTGAGGATTGCGAAAGTTTGATTCGTAGATTTAAAGCAGATGAGATATGAAATCAATTAATTCATTAAGCGGAGGCAAGACATCGAGTTACCTTGCTTATCACTATCCAGCTGATTACAATTTATTTTCACTTGTTTGCATTGATGATATAAATTCAGCCAACAAGGACAAAAAGCTAATTCAACAAGTCAATGATAAATTACAAAAGTATTGTTCAAATAAACCCGAATTTATTGCAACTGCTGAAGATGATAAAACTATTAAAGTAATTTTAGATTTAGAGCAATTAATAGGGCAAGAAATTATTTGGTTAAGAGGCGATAGTTTTGAGATTGTAAATAAAAAGCACGGCAAAACCGTTCCTAATATGGCTATGAGATATTGCACTACTGATATGAAAATTAAGCCAATTGCTGAATGGGTTTATAATAATATTGGTAAAACTGAATGCGGAGATTTTCAACCAGTATTTTCAAATATTGGAATAAGATACGATGAAGAACATAGAGCAAAAATTGGGAATGAAAGAAAATTAAATACAAAAATTGTAATTGGTAAAAGGGGAAGTCAAAATAAATGGAAAAACTTTCATTGGGGAATTGCTAATTATCCATTGGTAAATAATAAAATTCATCATTACCAAATAAGAAAATTTTGGGAAACAAAGGATTTGATTTTTCCTGAAGATTCAAATTGCGTAGGATGTTTTTGGAAAGATGTACAACAACTAAGAAAAAATTGGGATAATAATAATTCTAAAATGCAATGGTTTGCAGACCAAGAATCAAATTCGAAATATAATTATAAATCAAATATGACTTATGAGCAAATAAAAAGAATAGGATTACAACAAGATTTTTTCTTTGGAACGGGAAGCGGATGTCAAGCAGGATTTTGTACTGATTAATGAGCGAGAATTATAAAAAGGCTATTGAATGGATTACAATGAGATTACAACGACCTACGATTCAAGTAGTTATCGACTGCGCTACCTATCACGATTTAAATTATAGCCTTGAAATAAACCTTAATCGAATTAAAATGGAAAGCGGTGCATCGTACCCAGCTTACCGACAAACAAAAAAAATCAAGGATTATTTGGAAAAGCACGGATTATAATGTAAACTTTGCAAATGGAAAAGATTAATTATCAAGGAGTTATAAAAGAAGAGGTCAATCACCCTGAACATTATCAGGGGAATGGCATTGAGGTTATTGACATAATAGATGCTTTCGACCTTAATTTTAATCTTGGCAATTCAATTAAGTACATACTGCGAGCCGACAAGAAAGGATTTAAAAAGAAAGATTTAGATAAAGCGGTTTGGTATTTAAATCGGGAACTCGAAAAGTGGAAAGGTTAATTTGGGAAGCTATTGCGGTAGGAATTATCGAGGTGGCTTTTATCGTTTATTTTATTTTTGAGATAATCAGAAAATCAAAGGAATGACCAGGTCGCAAATCATTGAGGAACTTTATAATTCAAAGGAGATTAAACAAGCCTTGATGAAAATGCACCCAGCAAATTTAAGGGAAGAACTAAAGCAAGAAATGTTTGTGAATCTTTGCTCAATAACCGAAGATAAATTTTGGTCGATTTATAATAACAACGGAAGCAACGGATTGAAGTTTTGGCTTGTCAGATGTATGCTAAATATGATTTATAGTACTGGAATGAATCAACCATTCTTTAGGCATTTCAGAGCCAAGTACGAATCAATCGATGGCTTAGAAGAGTTAGTGCAGATTGAGGATGAATCTAAGGATTACAAAGAAAAGCTATTTAATCGAGTGGAGGTAGCGAGAAAAGAGTTAAGTTGGTATGAAGATATGCTTCTCGATACTTATGTCGAATTAAATTTTAATCAAACCGAGATATCAAGAAAGACTGGCATTCCGTATATGTCCATAGTCAAAACGATTTCAAACATTAAAAAGAAGATAAGGGATGAAGCCTGACGAGAAAGCCAAAAGTTTGTTGATTAATGCCTTATATTTTTGTGGCAATAAAGCATTTGCTTTTGAATTAGCTTTGTACTTTTGTTCATTAATTCTTGAGCAGAAACTAAAGGCAGATGACCGTGCTTACTGGAGTGTTGTTCAAGATGAAATTTACCAAACAAACAAATGATAACAATAATCGCAGCCGTTTCTTTTGCAGTCTTTTTTACAATGACCAATTTATATCAGTCATTCGGACTAAACTTTAAACCGTTTAGTTGTACTCCTTGTCTAAGTACCTGGAGTGCTATCGTTTTAATTGTCATTCCTATGCAGTTCCAAGAATGGATTGCAATCGTATTTAGTTCAGGTATTTTAGGAGCAGTAATTTTTAGATTAATAAACAAACTATGAACGAGCAAGAAATAGCATTTATAGAAGCAAATATTATAAACTTTGAAGCAGTGGCTTTAGGGTTTACTAAAAACATTGACCGAGAAGTACTTGAAGAATATGCGAGCTTATATCGTAAATATGTCAACAAAGATTTTAACTTCAATTCGTGGTGTGGCTCTTGCGTATTCGATATGCTCAAAAGATTATCCGCACATTACGAAGGAATAAAGTATATTGCAAAACTCAACCAACCAAAACCAAACGATGTCCAAACTAAGAATCTGCGCAGTCGGAAGTAGACATTCAGGAGTCACTTACCATCGCCTTGCGTTACCATTATCAGTAATGAAAAAGGAGTATTGTATTATCACGGATACAATGACCGAAGAGATGCTGATTGAGAAGGCGATAAACGTGGTCGTGGTTAATCGTTTTTGCGAGTTGATACCATTGCCTGATTTATTAAAATGGAAGGCTAAGTTAGGGTTTAAATTGGTTGTCGATATTGATGACTACTGGGAGTTATTTTCTCAGCATTTATCTGCGCCAACATATCGGTCTTTAGGAGTCACTCAAGTAATTAAGAATTATATTAAAGTGGCGGATGTTGTAACGACAACTCACAACCGATTACGGCTTGAGATTATTAAGATAAATCCTAATTGCTTTATTTTGCCGAATGCTTTGCCATTTGACCGTGACCAATTTACTGCGGTAAGAAATGTAAACGAATTTGTTAACATTGCTCACACGGGTAGCATTACTCACTTTCCTGACATGAAGCAGTTAAAAAATCCGATTCGAGAATTAGCCAAGTCTAAATCGTTTAAGGAATCGACACGGATGCTTCTTTGCGGTTGGAATAAAGCAAACGAGTTTCATTGGAAGCAGATGGGCGATTGGTTTACTGCTGGAGAAAGATTAAACCACAAGATACTTGAATCAATGCCCGTAGATTTATATATGAATTTCTACCTGGAGGCTGACATATTACTTGCTCCATTATTAGATAATAAATTTAACCGATTAAAATCCAATTTAAAGGCACTTGAGGCTGGCGCTAAACGGATTCCCTTGATGGCAATTAAACGAGCGCCTTACGATGACATTCCAACGGTGTGCTGGGTAGATAATTGGGAGAGAGATATTAAAAGAATGGTATTCTCAAAGCAAATGAGAACGGATTTTGGCGAGTCAAATGCTGAATATGTGCGTGAGCATTACGATTTATTTAAAATTAATGAGGATAGATTTGCTATTTATTCTAAACTAATAGAATAATGCCAGTTATAAAATGTTCAAATGAAAAATGGCGCATCGGTAATGGCGCTTGTATTTATGAAACGGAAGAAAAAGCAAATGAAGTATGGAAGGCTATATTGGCAAGCGGAGAATACCGAGCGGATATTAATAAGGTTTCTTTTGATTTCGATGACACGTTGTCTACGGCAAGAGGTCAAGAGATTGCGAAAAGGAATATCTTGCAAGGCAAAAAAGTCTATATCATAACAAGGCGAAATGAATATAATTCTTCAGAGGTTTACCGAATGGCTGAAAGATTAAGAATACCAAAGTCAAGTGTTTACTTTACTAATGGTCAATACAAATGGATGCTAATTAAGCGATTGGGAATTGGCACACATTATGATAATAACCAAACCGAGATTGACTTAATAAAAATAAATACGGATACTAAAGCAATGAAGTTTGCTTTTGTTGATAGTTATAACGATTATCCTGAGGCAGCAGTTAACAATGCAAAGAGAGCATTAAAATATGTCGAAGAAAATGGTTGGGGAAGTTGTGGTACTCCAGTCGGAAAAATAAGAGCCAATCAATTAGCAAATAGGGAAAATATTACAAGAGATACTATTGCAAGAATGGCTTCATTTAAAAGACATCAGCAAAGTAAAGACGTTCCCTATGGCGAAGGATGCGGAGGCTTAATGTGGGATTGTTGGGGAGGTACTGAAGGTATTAAGTGGGCAATAAGAAAATTAGAGCAAATCGATAATCAAAAATAAATATGAATAACTTTTATCATAGTGGTGCTACTGGAGATGTAATTTATTCTTTGCCGACAATTCAAGCATTAGGCGGAGGCAGATTGCATTTGGTTTTACCTGATAATTTATATGATATAATTTTGCCATTACTTGAGGCGCAAGATTATATTTTTGAAGTAAGAAAAGGAAGAGAATTTATTCCGCCAATTTATGATTTAGATTTATTCCGTAAAAATAGAGATTTGCATTTAACTCATTTAGTACAATTGCATTTGCAAAGTTTTCAGATTATAGATGAAACTTGGAAACAAGGATGGTTAAAAGTTGAGCCAATAAAATCAAATAATAGTTTTATTAATATAACTCCAAGAT